GTCCCTCCTGGTTTTATATCTTCTTCTATTTTGAACTCAGCATCACCTTCATGCATCTTAATAATGCCAGCTCTTATCAGATCTTTAATTGCATGATCCATTAAGAACTCTGCTTCTACTTCATCTACACTGAAGTCAAAGTCGTATGAACCATCCTCATTTTTTCTTAAGTTTTTTATAATCATTAATCCAATCCTTTCTATAATCTAACCATAAGAATCCATTTTTAGTAGCCCATTCTCCATAGGTAGTTTTACTTCTTTTAGTTATTTTATTATCAGCGTTCATAAATAAAAAGATAATAGTTATATGTGGGTTGGAATCTCTAAACCAAATCATCTTTTGTCTTGTAGCTAAATCTAATTTGCCTTTAGCTTCTATGTAAATGTTACGAGCCATCTTAAAGTCTGGTATATACTTACGATGTATGATTGGTTGTATATACTCATGTTTATCAGGCTCATACTTTACTGATGGGTAATACTTACGTAGGTCTTTCCAGACCTCCGCTTCAAACTTACTCTTAAATGCTGGCATATCTTTCCTTATATTTTTGTCTATCATTACGAAGTATCCATAGACAGCTAGCATTCATGAGAAACTCTTCTTCATTACCGTATGCATCTAATACTATTCGTACCATTTCTTGTTCTGATTTAGCATTTGCAAGTAGGACTTTTGCTTTCTTATCACCCATTCCTTGAATGCCTTTAATATTGTCACTACGATCTCCTTTAATACATTGCTCATAGAATAGACGAAGACCTTCTAGTTCTGTTTGTTCAACAAAAGTATCAGGTCTTGTCCAACCTTTACCATTAATCTCCCAAGAGAAGTGTTGACCTGGAATCTGTAACAAGTCTTTATCTAAACTACATATGATAGTATCATCAGTCTGATAGATACCAAGCATATCATCTGCTTCAAGTCCCTCATCTGCTACCTCAGCATTAAGTTCGTTAACTGCACATGCTCTTAAGTCATCAAGGTGTTTAGGCTTTGGTGCAGTTCTGTTAGCTTTATACTCAGGGTAGATTTGTTTCCTGAAGTTATTAGTACCTGTTAAGAAAGCTCTATAAGAGCTAGCTTTTGTCTTCTCAAGAATCTGATCAAACAAGTCGTTAGCTCTGTATATAGCTATACCTAAGTCGTCATTCTCTGCGCTTGCAGCACATCGAAAGCACACTAAATCTTGGTCGATTAAAGCTTCCATGTTAGTAAGGAATGTCTCCAGTTAAGTCATCAATACTTGTATTAGAGGATGATGAATCACCCTCCATTACAAACCGTTCATACTTTGTTGCTAGTTGAATTACTTGATCTGGTGTTAATGGACTCCCATGTGTAGCTAGAGTCGCTACTGCATTGGATAAAGAGCTTTGACGCACTATCATTAGTTGACGTAGTGCTCTTTCTTCCTTTGTCTCGTAGTTACTTCCAGTTACTCTATTGGTTGCTTTCGCAGCTGTAGAGGACTGAGCTACGCTTCTGTCTGTAGGCGCAGGCTCAGCCTCTCCATCCGCTAAGATCTTAGTCCACTGCCAGTATCCAGCATCATCTTTCTCTGTTGCTACGTTTACTACATCTCCTTTCTCCCAGGTCTGTGCTACTCTGAACACGTCTGGATTACTAAACGACATTAGTTTTTTGTTAGCTACCCTACCATCATTACCTTTGTATGTAATTTCAATAGACTGATACTGTCTACCATTACGGTTAGTACTGGTGGTTGGTTGTGATACATCAATAATATTTAATTCCATTCTACTGTCTCCATGTTACCCCATGTAGGTCCAATTTCACATTCAACTCTCATGGGTAAGTTAAATGTTTTACCAAACAACTTCTCAAAGTTCTTTGGCACATCGTTAAAACACTCATCAACAATTTTAACTATACTATTATTATCCCATACTTTAGAATCAAAGTCAAGTATAATTGAATCGTGAACAGTATTAATTAGTTTGACTCCTTCTTTATCAAGAAGTCTATTACGTAAGGATACTCTTGCTATTGACATTAAGTCAGCACCTAAGCCCTGCACTGGATAGTTTAGTATCTTAGTGCGTGGATATTTAACTCCATAGCTCGTAACCTCTGGTTTATAGTTGTATACACGACCAGTAGGCATAGTAAGTTTCCTATCTCGTTTTGCTAAGAACATTATTTCATCATGCCACTCCTTTAGTTTAGTATATTTATTGTAGAATTGATCTATAATATTTTGCCAATAGCTCTCATCACCAATGTCTTTGAAGTTAGGATCATTAGCATATGAGTATGCACTACCTCCGTAGATTAATCTAAACACAAATGTTTTAGCAATTAATCTAGATGGTAATCCAAATCTTTCTTGGTTATCAGAGTGCATATCAGTACCTTCCCAGATCTCTTTGATTGCAAGATCATCTTGAGATAAATAGGCAGCACCTACCCACTCTAACTGTTTAGCATCAGCCTGTAATAACATTGTCTATCCAAGCTTTGTATGTAATTCCATAGAATGTGTATATTAAAACAAGGCTAACTAATATAATAAATATTTTATCCTTCATAACAATCACCCTGAAAATCTTGACAAGAACAAGGACTTGATTTCTCCGTCAAAGTTTTGCAGGTTTGGTCTGCTACTTGAAAGTCTTCCTGTTCTTGCAACGCATTGGTTAAGTTGTCCATGTATTTCTCCTTTGTTCCACTTGTTATCATCAATCAACTTAACTAATCCATGATAGTAAGTTGATTTCCTTTTCTCTAATGTTGCTCTTGTAAGAAGCAACTCTAGAATTTCTTTACCTTCTTTGTTAGGTTTAAGCGAGCGTAAGGTCTTTTCATCCGTAGAGTAAAGACCTTCTTTAGCGAGCTCTGATCCTTTCAATGGTCTAACTCTTTGAGGCAATTCTATTTGTTCGTCGAACCACTGAAGCTTGACTTCACCCACACGATTGCCCGATTTGTAATGACCAACAGGACGCTGACGCTTGTATTTAATAATGCCACCATATAGGAAAGCACTAAGATGATCAACGCTATTAGGGTTAAAGTCATCAAATTGATGGTACATATACAATCGTTTATCCAGTTTAGATATTTGTTCTTCAAGTTCATCTCCTAATATTTTACTTTTATCATAGTCATATAGTATACCATTAAACTCCATCTCTTGCAAGACTAGTAAGTCTTGATTATGTAAACTAACTAAACGTTTTAGTTCTGGTTGATTGTTTAGATCTTCCATTTGTTTAATCATTATTTGTTCTGTTAGTTTAACATCCTGTTTTAAATACTCAACAAGAATGTCTTCTGGTATATCAGGTGTATCAATACCATTCTTCCAGTATTGTTCTGATACTATATCTAACTTGCTTTCTAATCCATAGTGTTCAGCAACACCATTAAGACTAGGGTATGGGTTAGCTTGTCCATCAAGAATAAAGTGGACAAGCTGACAATCCCATATACGTTTGTTAGCAAATTTAATTCCATATCTTGCTAACCAATGTAAATCAAACTTGATGTTGAACCCCACAAGAACAGTGGCAGAGTCAATAGACTCTTGGATTTTAAGGAGATTATCCTTGTAGGGCTCATCATCAAACTCTATGTTGTATACGTCATCATTCATACCTACGTAACACAACTTGTTTGTTGTATCAAAGGGATTACCTTTGTTACTTGTTGTTGTTTCTACATCTAGTACTAAATGTGGTTTAGATGTCTTCATATCTTGCTACCTCTGGTTTAATTAATACTTGTGTGCTTCCATGACGTAAGTCAGGTAATGTATCAGCATCACCAATCAATTTGTTTTTAAGAATACTAAAGTATCTTAGTCGTGATGTGTTGTCTGCTTCTTTACCTATACCTAACATCCAATCAGCCTCACCTTGTTTGGCTGTCTTAGAACCATCTACCATGTTCATAGTCAACCATAGTTTATTATCTGCTTCACCACTGGCTTGTGATACTGCAATTACTGGAGCATATCTTTTAGCTATTTCACGAGCCCATTGGTATATTGCTTTAAGTTCTAGATCATTACGATCACCTTTAAAACCTTTGATCTTATCTATCTGGTCAAAGATAATGAGAGCAGGATTAGTAGACTCAAGAATCTCTTCGATACGTTTGTAATGACTACTGTCATCAGAATCTAAAATCTTAATCCTGTCTCCCACTATGTCTTGGTACTGTATATTATATGCTTCTTTCTGTTGACCAAATAGTATTCGTTGCTCACATCCAAAGAAAGATTGGAATACTCTGATACCAACTTTTTTACCTTGTTCTTCGTTGTTAAACCACAGTATATCACCATCAGTTTGTTTAATCATATGACTTACTTCACTAGCTAAGAAGGTAGTCTTACCTGTCTCTGGTCTAGCAAAGAGGAAACCAAAGTCACCTTTGCGTAGACTACCTAATGATTTATTAAGCCAATCAACTCTCCATCGTAGACCTGGAGTAGCTATCTGTGATTCATACAAATCATTTAAATCCATGTTAACAAAGTTAATATCTTCTTGTTCAATGTCTTGTATATCAAACTCTTTAAACTTATCAAGCAGAGTATCAACACTAGCTTCACCATCTTCTACATCAAGAGCAAGCTTGGCGAGGTCACCTGCTAATCCTCGCCTGCGATGCTCGCTAAGGAGATTAATGACAGCATCTTCGTTGGTAATTTCTACTGCGAAGATTCTTTCTACCAGAGCTATGAGTTCTTTACGCTCTGATTCTTGTAATAAATAATTACTATTATATTGTAATTCTAATTCATTACTATTAATGCTATCCTTTAAAGGATAGCTATTATAATAATTATCAATACAAAGAAATAATTTATAATGATTATTATAATTAATCTTTATATAATTAAGGTTAACATACTTGTAATATTTTGTAAAGACTTTTTTATCTTGACAAAATAATTTTATTATTTGTTCTTCAACCACTGTTCTATCTCCTTGTTGCTATATTCTTTTGGGTCTTTATCTGTAACAATGACTCTTGACTTCTTACCTAAACTTTTAATTCGATTCTTAAATCGAATAGCATTCTTTGCTTTGTCTCTGTCTAACCAGAGATGTATGTTATCAAACTGTTCTGTTAATTTATGTTGCCATTCCAGAGGGAGACTGCTCCCCAACAAAGGGGCGGAGCAGTAACCCGATATTCTACTTACTTTAATTGCTGATAAAATATCTTCTACTAATATTATTGTATCACCCTCTCCATAAATTGTCAAGGGTTTAAGTCCATTAGATAAATACTTAGGACCAATGTTTCTAAACGATCTACTTTGCCAATATGATCCTGTGTTTAGTAGCACAAGAGTACCGTTATCTTCACACCATTCCATGTTATATTTTACTATCTCTTCTAAGGAGATACCGTAAGATAGCAACCATTTCATAGCAGATTGTGGAAGATCTTTAGTTGTATGTAGCAGACTTGTGGTTACATTACTGGGGCTTTTTGCCCTGTTAATTCTTGTTCGTAATGTATTAAGATCATCTTTTACTTTGTAGTATTGACAACCAAAACAATAGTAATGGTCGTCATACTCACCTAGATTGTCTTTACTGCCACACTTAGGACAAGGTATATGTTTTAAAAACTTAGTCATAAAATCTTAATTCTTTTTCTGGATTAAAACAATCTTTGTTTAATTCTTTAACTAACTTAGTAAGTGTTTCATATGTATACCATTCATTACCACCTACAAATTTCCATTTCTTTTTAGGTGTTATAATATATACATCATTAACTATAAATCCCCAACGACAAGGTCGTATATTGTCTGATTGAAATTGATTTTGTAATGTTTTAAAACATTGAAACCATTTAGATTTAGTAAAGTTATTAGCTTCCCAATGCCAAGGTCTTTTAACAAATTTAAATTTTCTTTTCATAGTAATCCTTAGTTGTAAATCATACAATATAACAAGACTTTTGTCAATAAATAGTGTATAATATACATTATATACTGACAATAGTATATAAATTTTAGACGAAAGGAGACTACTATGTGGACTAAACCATCAGCAACAGAAATGCGCTTCGGCTTTGAAGTCACAATGTACGTATGTAATAAGTAATTCGTATACGCACTAGCCCAGCTCATCGCTGGGCTTATGCTCTACTCATCATCTAAATCAAAGTCTAATTCGATCCATTCATCATCGTCAAACATTTCATCATCACCTTCAATTAAATCAGGACGTTCTTCTACTGCTTGAATGTCAGATTCAACTGAATGATAACAATGATTACATAGATCTAAGTAATGACCTTCACTATCCTTACGGGTAGATTCAAAGTCATTCAAATTCTTGTTGCAAGCTACGCACCTCATTGGTATACTCCTTATCTATCATGAATGCAAGTTGTTTTGACATAGGTCTATAGTTTTTTGCAGCAATCGTCTTTAGTTTCCTATGTGTTTCTCTATTCATGAATATAGTTTTTAAATTTTCCATATTGTTAGGCATATAGATCTCCTTATTATTATATCATATTTTTATTTAAAAGTATAGTACTAATCCCAATATTCTGCATACTCATCAAGCATTAATTTTGTTGTTGATACATTGTAGAATACAAATGGTTTTGTAGGATCGTCTGCATCAGTTACAATATCTACTGATCCATCTTTATTACATCCTACAATTTCAACCCACTCACCTACATCTATTACAGATCCTGTAGCAAAATCTTTAATAGGTTTTATTACTTGACATTGATCTCCTTCTTTAAAAACAGACTGAGCAATCGGCTCGGGAGAGACCGAGTGCGTAAGCTGTTTACTATATCTACCCCAGTCATACTTAGTCCATGATGTTTGAACAGGATACTTAGGTGCAGGTTGGTATGATTTATTAGAATACCATACACCATTATCCCACTCACCTTTCTCTTCATTAAAGATCTTATGATTACCATGTCGATCAAGCATAATAAGTTTGCTCCAACCAATACGATTCTCAATAAGATCTACAATAGGGTCTTGAAACAATGCAAGATTACCCCATTTACCTACAAGTTTTTGTAAGATACCTTCATTGAACTGTATAGTATCACTGAATGTATCGTTACCAAAGCCTGTGATTGTACCATTATGTACAAAGCCCATTGAATTGTTAATATAAAATGGATGACAGTTTGTTTCATCTACTTTGCCATGTGTTTTAATACGGAAGTGGATGACACATTTCTTAGCTTCATGTTTCTTGTAAGCTTTGTAAAACTTTTCAAAGTTAAAGAATCCTTTTTGTATCTTAAGTTCTTTATCTTCTGCAAACATAAAGCCTGCACCATCAGGATTGTTTTGATAACATAAGTTAAGAATTTCTTTCTTAATATGTTTATCTTTTGGTTTATAAATTGCTATGCACATAATGACTTCTCCTTACAAAAATTATACAAATCACTGTATGATTTGCGTTGTTCACTGAGCCAGTTAGTAAAATTTTCATAGTAGGTCTGACTCTTAAGACCTACATTGTACCATGCTAGTTGACAATAGTCAACTAATGCTTTTACAAATTCCATCTTAATCATAAACTCTTTATAAGTTCTGGGTGTACTGAATACACGGAACTCAATGGTATGTTTTTTACTTAGATTAAGATTAGAATACTTTGGATAAGCATATAAATCATAGCCATCTTTAATTTTCTTACGAACTCGTAGTGCTGTTCGTAAACTATGATCGCAAGGTCTTTGATAGTTATTAGACTCACGCATAGCTATCTTACGTATAAAGTTTTGATTGTCACTGCGATTCATGAAGTCAATGATACGACCTTCTTGAAGTGGTGACAAAGCATTACGAGATACATGGACATGCATGCCTGTTCTATTTGATACTGTAATGTTGTCGGGCAAATCATCAAGGAATGATTTGTATATGGGTTTGTGAATATCAAACTCAGCGGGACAACTAACTACTTCTACACCATCTCTAAGCGAACCATCTCTCTTCATAAGTGCATGATTCTTAAGCTTATTTCCTGTGTAGATTCTAGTCTTACGCATCTTATGAGCGGACTCATACTCAAGTTCTATACCAAAGTAAAGAGGATTTTTCTTGACATTTGTCGCTTTAAACTCTAAAGATTCTTCTACGTTAGTACTATAATCTAGTATACGATAATCTCTAGGTGCACAATCAAGACATAAATGTTGATCATTATGCTTAATAATATACTCATCAATATGCTCACGATTACAATGGTCACACTCTTTCATAACTACACTATTTCTATCTACATACTCTTCATCAACATAGATTTCGTTAGGTAGTTTATAATAATAAGTAGAAGAACTATACGAATCTCTATTAGTATCCATTTCATAACCGTGAGCTTCTGGATCTTCTGATTTAAGTATATGAACTACTCTACCTGATAAACAAACCTTTCTAAGTTTTGGTTTTAGTGTAACTATATGTTTGTTAAAATGACAGTGACCGAATAATCCTCTATCTTGTATACCAAACTTATTACAGATAGCTTGAGTAGGATTGTCTCTATCATCTGTCATGTCGAGACTATTTACTGCAATACTTAACATAATTGCAGTAGTTCTAGAGTTACTACTAAAGCCTGATAGTCTACGATTAAGATGTCCACCAAAGCCACGCTTGATTCTACCATCTTTATAAAAACAATCAAGACCTTTGATACCATAGTATATACCGTCTGCTATACAGGAATCTATACCATAATTTCTGCCATTGTGTCCTCTTACTGTAATGATACCGAGTTCAATGCAGTTATTAGTAAAGATATCATAGATATGAAAGTTCCATGCATCTGGTTTGTATCTACCTTGATCAGATATACAGAAGGCTCGTCTAAATCTATTATCTTCTTGGTCGTAGAATCCAACAGCATGTTCTAAAGTATAAACTATTTGGGATTCGCCTCTATCTAAAGTGCTATTGTATTCCCACTTTTCGTAAAAGCCTATCCTGTTTATTACCTCATAACCTTGCTCTCTGAAATAATTAAGCACATCGTGCTTGCTTATTTGAGTAGCAAGATCATGCATTACTATAGGTTTCATGTTGACTTCTCCTATTGATTACAAAATACACCCTCACTTTATCCATGAGGATGCCCTTCGCCCCCGTAGGGGCATCCGAATTTATTATATACCAAGATGTTTATCATCCTCTTCTTTTTTATCTATTTTGTTTTGAGATGTTCCTCTAAACAATAAGTATATAATACCCACTGTTACCAAGATTAATAACTCTTGATCTGTCATCTTATTTCTCCTTAATTAAAATGGCTTACCATCAACAGAACTTATATCAATGATATGCCTATCTTGACTACACACTTCAACCTTATTATCTCGATCATAATACGGTTGAAAATCCTCGAAGATACGCTCAGCTTGTTGCTGATCGTTTGCTCTAACCAC